ACCAATCCAACCCTCGCGGACAGAGCCGTTGCTTTTATAAACGCACTCAAGCATACAAAGGGCGAATGGCATGGAAAGAATTTTTCACTGCTACCATGGCAGGAGACGATAATCCGCGATGTGTTTGGTACGGTGAAGGAAAACGGATACCGTCAATATAATACGGCATACATTGAGATCCCGAAAAAGCAAGGCAAATCGGAACTGGCAGCAGCGGTTGCGCTCTACCTTCTTGCAGGCGATGGCGAATGGGGTGCCGAAGTTTATGGATGCGCCGCCGACAGGCAGCAGGCGTCCATTGTTTTTGATGTCGCATGTCAGATGGTGGAACAGTGTCCCGCACTGAAGAAGCGCATCAAGCCGATACTCTCTCAGAAGCGATTGGTATATACGCCGCTCAACAGCTTTTACCAAGTGCTATCTGCGGAAAGCTATACCAAACACGGACTCAACGTTCACGGCGTTGTGTTTGATGAATTGCACGCCCAGCCGAACAGACTGTTATACGACGTCATGACGCACGGCTCTGGCGACGCGCGAAAGCAGCCGCTTTTCTTTTTGATAACCACAGCAGGCACTGACAGGAACAGCATATGCTGGGAGGTGCATCAGAAGGCAGCGGACATTCTATCGGGCAGGAAAAACGACCCGACGTTCTATCCCGTTATATACGGTATCGGGGATGACGACGACTGGACGGATGAGCGCAATTGGTATAAAGCAAATCCTTCGCTGGATATTACCGTGGACGTGGATAAACTACGCGCGGCATATAACAGTGCAAAGGACAATCCAGCCGAGGAAAACCTATTCCGACAGCTCAGGCTAAATCAATGGGTGAAGCAGTCGGTGCGCTGGATGCCGATGGACGCGTGGGACAAATGCGATTTTGCCGTAGATCCCGAAGCGCTTATTGGTCGCACCTGCTACGGCGGACTTGACCTTTCAAGCAGCACAGACATAACGGCATTCGTGCTGGTGTTCCCGCCCAGAGACGATGATGAGAAATACATCGTGCTTCCGTTTTTCTGGGTACCGGAGGACACGCTGGCGCTGCGCGTCAGACGCGACCATGTGCCGTATGACGTCTGGGAAAAGCAAGGCAGCATCATGACGACCGAAGGCAACGTTATACACTACGGTTTTATCGAGGAATTCATTGAAGGACTCGGTAAGAAATACAACATAAAAGAAATCGCATACGACCGCTGGGGTGCGGTGCAAATGAGCCAGAATCTCGAAGGCGCTGGCTTTACGATCGTACCCTTCGGTCAGGGATTTAAGGATATGTCGCCACCGTCGAAAGAGTTTATGAAGCTGGTGCTGGAAGGCAAAATCGCGCATGGCGGCAATGCTCCGCTGCGCTGGATGGTGGATAACATATTTGTCCGCACGGATCCCGCAGGCAACATAAAGCCGGACAAAGAAAAATCGACAGAACGTATCGACGGCGCGGTGGCAACTATCATGGCGTTGGACAGAGCGATACGTAATCAAGGCAGCGATGCATCGGTCTATGACGGCCGTGGCATTTTGTTTATTTAAGGAGGACAGAAAGATGGGACTATTTTCAGGGCTGTTCCGTTCGCGAGATAAGCCCACAAACAGCACAGCAGGCAGCGCGTACACCTTTTATATGGGAGGCACGACCGCAGGAAAAACGGTAACCGAGCGCAGCGCCATGCAGATGACGGCGGTATATTCTTGCGTGCGAATACTCGCGGAGGCGATAGCAGGTTTGCCGCTTCACGTATACGAATACACCGAAAGCGGCGGAAAGCAGAAAGCAATCAAACACCCACTATATTTGCTGCTACATGACGAACCAAACCCCGAAATGTCAAGTTTTGTTTTCAGAGAGACGCTTATGACGCATCTTTTGCTCTGGGGTAACGCGTATGCGCAAATCATACGCAATGGCAAAGGTGAGGTTATCGCGCTATATCCGCTCATGCCAAATAAGATGCGCGTGGACAGAGATGAACGCGGGCAGCTGTATTACGAATACCAGCATTCAAGCGACGAAGCGGACACGCTCAAAGGAACGTGCGTAAAGCTGCATCCGTCGGATGTGCTGCATATTCCTGGGCTTGGCTTCGACGGGCTTGTGGGATACAGCCCGATAGCGATGGCGAAGAACGCAATCGGTATGGCAATTGCCTGCGAGGAATACGGCGCAAAGTTTTTTGCAAACGGCGCAGCACCGGGCGGTGTACTCGAACACCCTGGTACAATCAAAGACCCGCAGCGCGTGCGCGAGAGCTGGCAATCCACATATGGTGGCAGCGGCAATTCGCACAGGATTGCGGTGTTGGAAGAAGGCATGAAATATACGCCGATCGGGATATCGCCCGAGCAGGCGCAATTCCTTGAAACGAGGAAATTCCAAATCAATGAAATTGCTCGAATTTTCAGAGTGCCACCTCACATGGTAGGCGACCTTGAAAAATCGAGCTTTTCTAATATAGAGCAGCAATCCTTGGAGTTCGTAAAATATACACTCGACCCGTGGGTGATACGTTGGGAGCAGTCGCTTGCGCGCGTGCTTCTCTCCACGGACGAAAAGAAAAAGTATTTTATACACTTCAATCTGGAAGGACTGCTCAGAGGTGACTACCAGAGCCGTATGAACGGTTACGCCATCGGTAGACAGAACGGCTGGATGTCGGCAAACGACATACGCGAACTGGAGAATCTGGATAAAATACCCGCCGAGGAAGGTGGCGACCTCTATTTGATCAACGGCAATATGCTCCCGCTAAAGAACGCAGGCGCATTTGCTGATTTGACACCTATCGAAAGCGGAAAGGAGGATAGCGAGGATGAAGAAATTTTGGAAGTGGACGAATCAGGCAGCGACGGAGACGGCACCGGAGGCGAGAACCCTGTTTCTAAACGGCACAATCGCAGAGGAAAGCTGGTTTGATGACGATATCACACCGCAGCTCTTCAAAGAGGAACTCATGTCGGGCAGTGGTGATGTAACCGTTTGGATCAATTCCCCTGGCGGCGATTGCGTTGCAGCAGCGCAGATCTATAACATGCTTATGGATTACAAGGGCGAGGTTACCGTCAAGATTGACGGCATCGCAGCGTCGGCAGCATCGGTAATCGCAATGGCAGGCACCAAGGTCATTATGTCGCCTGTATCCATGCTCATGATTCACAATCCCATGACAGTGGCGATGGGCGATACGAGCGAGATGCAGAAAGCAATCGAAATGCTTGCCAGCGTGAAGGATTCCATTATCAACGCCTACGAGATTAAGACCGGACTTTCCCGCGCGCGACTTGCGCATCTCATGGACGCGGAAACGTGGATGGACGCAAACAAGGCAGTCGAACTCGGCTTTGCTGATGAGATTATGACGCGCACACCCACAGAGGATGTAGAAATCCCGAATGTAAGCATGGAGTTTTCCCGTGCTGCTGTGAAGAATTCTCTCATGGAGAAAATCGCAACCAAGTGCAAAATCGCACAGAAAACAGAAGAAACCAACCAAGGTCGCTCCGTGGAAGAACTCATGGACAGACTCAATCTCATTAAATATTAAAATTTGGAGGAATAAAAAATGACTATTAACGAACTTCGCACCAAGCGTGCAAAAGCATGGGAGGCAGCAAAGGCTTTCCTTGACTCCCACCGCAATGAAAGCGGCATGCTCTCCGCCGAAGACGATGCAACCTATGCACGTATGGAGAGCGACATCACCAATCTCGGCAAGGAGATTTCCCGTATGGAGCGCCTTGAGCAGATGGATAAGGACATGTCCATGCCCGTAAACGCGCCCATCACCGAGAAGCCCGCATCGGACAGCGCCAAGAGCGTAAAGACCGGTCGTGCAAGCGAGGAGTACGTAAAGGCGTTCTGGAACCAGATGCGCAACCGCACTTCTGCAGAAATCCGCAACGCACTCGCAACCAGCCCTGATTCTGACGGCGGTTACCTCGTGCCCGATACCTTCGAGAGAAACCTCATTAAGGCACTCGAAGACGCGCTTCACTTCCGTAAGCTCGCGCACGTAATCACGACTTCTCACGGCACCCACAAAATCCCCGTACTCAGCGGTCGCGCAACTGCTACTTGGACGGCAGAGGGCGGCGCAGCAACCGAGACAACCGAGACTTTCGGTCAGAAGGAACTCAATGCGCATAAGCTCACCGCGCTTATCCGCGTATCCGACGAACTCCTTAACGACGCAGCATTCGACCTCGAAAGCTATTTCGTAGGCGAGTTTGCAAGAATTCTCGCGGAGACCGAGGAAGCAGCGTTCTTCAACGGCGACGGCAACGGCAAGCCCACTGGTATTCTTAACGATACCGAGGGTGGTGAGGTTGGCGTAATCGCAGCGTCTGCAACTGCAATTACCGCAGACGAAATCATCCGTCTCTACCACAGTTTGAGAGCGCCTTACCGCAAGCGCGCTGTTTGGTATCTTAACGACGATACCATCGCAGCAATCCGTTTGCTCAAGGATCAGAACGGTCAGTACATGTGGCAGCCCGGACTCCGCGAAGGCGCACCCGACACCCTTCTCGGCAGACCTATTTACACTTCGACCGCAATGCCTACCATTGCAGCAAATGCAAAGGTAATCGCGTTCGGTGACCTTTCCCAGTATTGGATCGGTGACCGTGAGGGCGTGGCATTCAAGAGACTTGCAGAACTTTACGCAGCAAACGGTCAGGTCGGCTTCCTTTCCAGCAAGCGCGTAGACGGTAAGCTCATCATTCCTGAGGCGGTCAAGATTCTTCAGATGAAGAAGTCGGCTACTTAAAAATTATAGGAGGCAGCGGTAATGGACGAACTTCTTACAAAGGTGAGGCAAAACCTAATTCTTGAACACGAGGCCGACAACGCTTTGCTGAAGGGCTACATTACCGCCGCCGTCTCTTACGCGGAAAGCTATCAGCATATACCCGCAGGAACGTATACGGAAAACGCAATGCCGCCGACAACCGAGCAGGCAGTCATTATGCTGGCGTCGCATTTCTACGAGTCGCGAGACGGCTCGACCGGCGGCTTCTTTGCGGATAACGTTCAGGCATCGCAGCAGGTGTGGAATACGGTAAATATGCTGCTCCGCCTCGATAGAGAGTGGAAGGTGTAATATGAGCTTTGGAAAAATGAACGGTTTTGCCGATATCGTCATCTCGAAGCGCAAAAAGGACGCAGAAGGTTTTGCCACGGTCGTGGATGAGATAGTCGCGTCGGTGCGCGTATACCGTGAAGGCAGACACGGATCACAGCGATGGGCAAACCTCGCTGCATTCTCAACTGCAACCGACCTTTTCCGGTTGCGCGTCATTCCCGACGTTGATATCACTACCGAACACGTTATTGTTTGCGATGGCGCGAGATACGAAATTGTCTCGGTGGAGAATGTAAAAGGACGCGGAATGTATATCGAAGTACTTGCAAAAAAGGTGGTGGCGACCAGTGGCTAAAGCAGAAATTCAAATGCCAGACGATTTTCTTGAACGGCTGTCAAAGCTCGGTAAAAAGAGCGACGAAATCGCAGAGCGCGTACTGGAAGCAGGCGCGGAGGTGGTCGTAGATAAGGTGCGCGGAAATCTTGTCAGCGTCATCGGCAGCGGCACCACATACGACAGTCGCTCGACGGGTGAACTTGAACGCTCGCTGGGTGTGTCCCGCGTGCTGCAGGACAGAGACGGCAACAGCAATATCAAGATTGGCTTCTCCGAACCGCGTAGTGATGGCGGCAGCAATGCAAAGCTGGCTACGATCATCGAATACGGTAAACACGGCCAGCCAGCAAAGCCCTTCCTCAAGCCCGCAAAGAGCGCGTCGAAAAGCGCATGCGAGGAGACGATGAAGCGGAAATTTGAGGAGGAGATAAAGAAGCTATGAGTATTCTGGCAGACATCAATACAATTCTGGAACCGATCGGCATTCCCGTGGAAACGGGTGTGTTCAGTGACATGGCACCGGATAAATATATCGTGGTCGTACCTATGACGGATAAGTTCGATTTGAACGCAGATAACGCACCAGGATACGACGTACAGGAGGCGCGCATTTCTCTTTACGCAAAAGGAAATTACGGCGCGGATAAAAATCGAATTGTCCGAGCGCTGCTCGCGGCGGATATGACAATTACCGCCAGACAGTACATCGGATACGAAACAGAAACGGGCTATCACCACTACGTGGTGGACGTAGCCAATCATTATGAAATGGAGGAATAAAACCTATGGCAACAATTGGTCTTGATAAACTTTTTTATGCAAAGATTACCGAGGGCGAGAATGGCGAGGAGACCTACGCAAAGCCCCAGTCGATGGCAAAGGCGATGACCGCTGACCTTTCGGTAGAACTTGCAGAGGCAACCCTTTACGCGGATGATGGCGCAGCGGAAATCGTGAAGGAGTTTAAGAGTGGTACTCTTTCTCTCGGCATTGACGATATCGGCGCGACGCTTGCATCCGACCTCACGGGCGCGGTAATCGATAAGAACGGCGTCATTATTTCGACGACCGAGGACGGTGGCGCACCCGTGGCAGTTGGCTTCCGCGCAAAGAAGGCAAACGGTAAGTACAAGTATTACTGGCTCTACCGCGTCATCTTCGGTATTCCCGCAACCAACCTTGCAACGAAGGGCGACGGCATTACCTTCTCAACACCTACCATTGAAGGCACCATCCTTCGCAGGAACAAGCCCGACGCAAAGGGCAAGCATCCTTGGAAGGCAGAGGTGACCGAGGGCGATACTTCGGTTGCAGCAAGCGTTATCAGCGGTTGGTATAACGAAGTATACGAACCCACTTACGACGGCACCACACCCGCAGCACAGTAATAGGAGGTAGGATATGAATACGGAACGCACATCAACTATTATGATCGGTGACGAGGAGTATACGCTTCTCCTTACCACGAAGGCGACAAAGGAAATCGCAGGCCGCTACGGCGGGCTTGAAAACCTTGGAGATAAGCTGATGAAAAGCGAGAATTTTGAGTTGGCACTCGGTGAGATTGTCTGGCTCATTACCTTGCTCGCAAATCAGTCAATTCTCATTTATAACTTAAAGAACAAGAGCATGCCGAAAGAATTACTGACCGAGGACGTGGTGGAACTTTTGACACTTCCCGCCGACCTCGCAGGATACAAGGATGCTATTACGGAAGCCCTTTACAAAGGCACCAAGCGCAACATCGAGAGCGAAGCAGACCCAAAAAACGCGGTAGTCGGGTAAGTGACGAGGAGTTATTTACTCGACTTCTGTATTTCGGCATAGCACATCTGCATCTGACGCAGGATGAGGTGTGGCAAATGCCATTCGGGCTGCTACTCGACCTCTGGGAATGCCATAAACAGTATAACGGAACGGCAAAACCGAAGCGCGAGGTAACTATCGACGATATTATCCCTGACGGAATATAAAGGAGGTGGTGAGACGTGGCAGATAATTTCGGTCTGAAAATTGGGCTGGAGGGCGAAAAAGAGTTCAAAAAGTCCTTAGCCGAAATCAACCAATCCTTCAAAGTTCTTGGCTCGGAGATGAAGCTGGTAGAGTCGCAGTTCGACAGGAATGACACTTCTGTTGAAGCTCTCACCGCCCGAAATGAAGTACTCGGTAAGCAAATCGAGGCGCAGAAATCGAAAATTGAGGTGCTGCGCAGTGCCTTAAAGAACGCAGCGGAGTCATTCGGTGAGAATGATAAGCGCACGCAGGCATGGCAGATACAGCTCAATAATGCCGAAGCGGCGCTCAATGGCATGGAGCGTGAACTTCGGGACAATAACGCAGCCCTTGATAATGCCAGCGATGGCATGGACAAAGCCGGCAAAGAAGCCGACGATATGGGCGGCGAGGTCAAAGACGCTGGCAAAGAAGCGGACGACGCAGGAAGCAAATTCGAAGGTCTTGGAAATGTGTGCAAGGCAGCTGCAGCGACCATGGCAGCCGCATTTGCAGCAGTATCGGCAGCAGCGATAGCCGCAGGCAAAGCGCTGGTCGATATGACAAAAGAAGGCGCGGCATATGCGGATACCGTACTTACCGAATCGACGGTAACAGGTATCGCAACAGATAAGTTGCAGGAGTATATGTACGCCGCCGAACTGGTCGATGTTTCGACAGAGACACTGACCAAATCAATGGCGAAAAACATAAAATCCATGTCAACGGTCGCAAACGTCAGTGGCGAAGCGGCAGTGGATATGGAAAAGCTGGCAAAGGCAGAGGCAAAGGCGGAGAGCGCTTCTCTCAATCTGGAAAAAGCGCAAATCGCCTACGACGAAGCAGTTGCCAAAAGCGGAGACGCGGTCAAAAAGGCGTACTCTGCTGTGGAAGACGCGATGTATGGCGTTGAGACAGCGCAAGTTTCGTATAACGCAGCGGTAGAAAAATACGGCGCGGACTCCGAACAGGCGCAAAAGGCGGCAATCGCTCTTGAAAAATCCCAAAGCAAGCTGACATCGGCGCAGGACTCATACAACAGCGCACTCGAAAACAGCGGCACAGCATCGGCAGCGGTACAGAAAGCGGCAATCGCACTGCAGCAGGCACAGAATAATCTGGCAGCAGCGCAGGCGGACGTCGCAGCAGCATCAGAGCCGGTAGCACCGAGCATGAACGAGATGTCGAAGGCGTATGCCAAACTCGGCGTCGCGGTCTATGATGCCGAAGGAAACATGCGCGACAGCGATACGGTTTACTGGGAAATCATTGACGCACTCGGCAAGATGGAAAACGAGACCGAGCGCGATGCAATTGCAATGCAGATCCTCGGCAAATCAGCGCAGGAACTTAACCCGCTTATCGAAGCAGGTGCGGAGCGAATGCAGGAACTTGGTGAGCAGGCGCAGGAAGCAGGATACGTTGTAGGCGACGATATGCTCGCGGCATATGGTGCTTTAGACGACCAGCTGCAATACTTAACGGTCGGTACAACGGCCGCAAAGAACGCACTCGGTACGGTGCTTTTGCCTGTGCTGACCTCACTTGCGACAGACGGCGTCGGATTGCTTGGTGAATTTACTAACGGTATCCTCGACGCAAACGGCGACATCGGCAAAATGTCCGACGTTATCGGCGGCATACTTCCGAAGGTACTAAATACGGTAATGCAATACGTACCGGAACTGCTCGAAATCATCGGAGAAATCGTTGGCTCGCTTGGCAAAGCCATTGTGGACAACCTTCCGCTCATTGTAAGTTCGGCAACGCAGATTGTATTCTCAATCTTGAACGGACTGATAGCGGCACTACCGCAGATAGCCGAAGGCGCGCTGCAGCTGGTGATGGGACTGGTAAACGGAATCATCGACCAGCTACCGCTACTGATGGAAGCAGCGATACAGATGGTACTCACACTTGTGCAAGGAATTGCAGGCGCGATGCCGACGCTCATACCGACGATAGCAGCGGTAATAGCGCAGGTAGTGCAAACATTAGTTGACAATTTGCCGCTTATTTTAGATGCAGCACTGCAACTGATGTCAGGACTTGCGCAGGGACTGCTCGACGCAATACCTGTCTTACTTGCGGCGTTGCCTGCGATAATTGACGGCATTCTCAATTTCATTACGGGCGCAATCCCGCAGATAATCGACACCTGCATCTCGCTACTTTCGGGTATCGTTGACGCGGTACCGAAGGTGGTAAATGCGATCGTAAAAGCGTTGCCGCAAATCATAACAGGCATCGTGAACGCGGTGCTGAAGGCGGTACCGAAAATCATCAACGCGGGCATGCAACTGCTCACGTCTTTAATTGGCGCACTGCCACAGATCATAAAGAATATTGTGGAAGCGATACCGCAAATCATTGACGGAATACTCACAGCAGTAACAGACGCGCTGCCGCTTATCGTGGAAGCAGGCATACAGCTGATAACGGCGCTTATCGGTGCACTGCCGGAGATAATCGAGACAATCGTGGCGGCAATTCCCGTCATTATCGAAGGCATACTCACATCGGTACTGGACGCAATTCCGCTTATCATCGACGCAGGACTGCACCTGTTAACATCGCTGGTGGGCGCGCTTCCGACAATCATCGAGACGATACTTCCTGCAATACCGCAGATTATATCGTCGCTACTCGAAGCAATCCTCGGCGCAATACCGCAGATTATAAATGCAGGTATCCAGCTGATAACATCGCTCATCGGAGCGCTGCCAGAAATCATACAGACGATAGTGGCGTGCATACCGACAATTATCGACAGCATTATATCAACGCTACTGGCGGCGATACCGCTGATAATCGATTGCGGCATAACGCTCATAACGTCGCTGATCGGCGCACTACCGGAAATCATTACAGCGATACTCAACGCGGTACCGCAGATTATAACCTCGCTCATCGACGCAATCCTTGGCGCAATTCCGCAAATCATTCAAGCGGGCGTGCAACTGTTCCTTTCGCTCATTGACAACCTGCCGAAAATCATAACAGGCATTGTCGGTGCGATACCGGAAATCATCGGTGGCATTATAACGGCGCTCATCGGAGCAATCCCGCAGCTGATAGAGGCAGGCATCAAGCTGTTCGTCTCTATCATACAGAACTTGCCGACGATAATCGTGGAAATCGTGAAGGCGGTACCGCAGATTATTGCAGGTATCGTAAATGCATTCGGCTCACTGGTCGGCAGCATGGCGGAGGTCGGAAAGAATCTAGTAAAGGGACTCTGGGAAGGCATTCAATCCCTTGCCACTTGGATTTGGGATAAAGTCTCTGGCTGGGCGAGCGATTTGTGGGACGGCATTTGCGACTTCTTCGGAATCCATTCTCCGTCACGAAAAATGGCGTGGATTGGTGACATGATGATGGAAGGTCTGGCGGGCGGTATCGACGAAACCGCAGGCGAGGCGATCAGCGCAGCAACGGATATGTCGAAGGATCTGAACGCGGTCTTCAATGACCTGTCGGCAGACTTGTCAACGGCACTTCCCGAGGACATCGACGTCGGCGTTCACGGAGGCATGGACGGCAGTACGGCACCGCATGCAGCAGGCGGATTTATTCTCCAGCTTAGCATTGCAAACTTCAACAATTACTCAAGTGAGGATATCAGCGAACTGACAAATGAAATAATGGCGACCGCAGGTGCATTTGCGAAGCGGAAAGGAGTGGTGTTTGCGTGAATTATTTTGAATACAACGGAATACGCTCCTCCGATATGGGCGTGAGAATCAGTGCGAAAGACATCTTTTCCGCACCGAAATACGACATAAGTTTCTTCAGCATACCGGGGCGCGACGGCGAACTGATATCACCAAATAAACGGTACCCGAATACGACGGTTTCCTATACCTGTTTCGTACCCGCAAAAAGCATTGCGGAACTGGCAGCAAAGATAACCGCCATCAAGGGTTGGCTCTACGCAGAGCCGGACAGATACCATACGCTCAGCGACAGTTATGATACGGCATTTACCCGCAGAGCGATTTTTAATAACAAACTGGATATTGAGGACGAACTCAATAAAATAGGCGTGTTTACCGTAAACTTTACTTGTCATCCGATGCGTTTTTTGAATGCAGGACAGGCACAGGTGAGTTCAAGCACGTCGGGATTTGTCCTCAATAATCCGTATAACTTCACAGCGAAACCGTACATAAAAGTCGTGGGCAGAGGCAGCGGAACACTGACAATCCAGAGTAAAAACGCGACGGAACAGTGGCACTTTTCTACGCTGAACGGATACACGGAATGCGACTCGGAACTTATGAATTTCTATCACGGCACCGAGCCAAAAAATGATACGGTTAGCGGTGAGGGATTTCCGTGCCTGCACCCTGGTGCGAACACGATATCCTTTGACGGCGGGATAACCGAAGTGCAAGTGATACCAAGGTGGGTGAGTCTATGATACCTATTCTTTTCAGAGCAGACGCAACTGACTTTTCCACCTACGGTATTTGCGCACTTTCGGACACAATATCCTGTTCTGTTTCGGAGGAGCGCAACGGTGAATACGAGCTGGAATTGACGTATCCGATTACAGGTCGATTCTACTCGGAGATAGCGAAGGAACGACTCATAAAAGCGAAGGCGAATGATACGTCGAAAAATCAGATGTTCCGCATATACCGCATGACGAAACCCTTAAACGGTATCGTGAAAATATATGCACAGCATATATCCTACGACTTGACAACCATAGCAACACCCGCGTGGGAGTCAGCGCCGATCACACCGCAGCTGGCAATCGAGCATGCGTTTAGCGCGGCGCTCACGCAGCACCGCTTCACCTTCCGAACCGATTATACCGAGGCGAAACCGTTCGTTATATCCAAGCCCAAGAGCTTGCGAAAAGTGCTGGGCGGCGAGGAAGGCTCGCTGGTTAGTCTCTGGGGTGGCGAATTTGAGTGGGACAACTACGAGGTCATACATCATCAAGGGCGAGGCAAAAGCAGCGGCGTCGTAATCGAATACGGCAAAAACCTCAAATCGCTGGAGCAGGATTCGGATATCACAGACGTGTATACGGAACTGCTTCCATACGCGGTGATAAAGACCGAGGACAGCGAGACGGTAGTAACGCTGCCGGAGCAGGTGCTACCTATAACGACGGCACTGACACAGCGGAAAACTCTGATAAAGGACTTCACGGACTCCTTCGATATGGAGGAAACCATTACCGAAGAAAAGCTGCGGGCAAAGGCGGAAACGTATCTGCAAAACAACCCGCTCGGCGTGGAGACACCCGAACTCAAGGTGTCATTTGAGCCGCTTTGGAAGCAGCCCGAATACGCAGCGGTGCTGGAGCGCGTTTCACTCTGCGATAGAGTGACGATACGCTATACATCACTGGGCGTGAGCGCGACTGCGAAAGTCATCCAGACGGTATACGACACACTTGCGGAAAAATATATATCCATAACACTTGGTGCGGCACGCAGCACGCTGGTGGATACAGTAACCAGCACGCAGTCGAGCATAGACGCGGTGACAGAAAAAGCGGACAGACTCCCGTCGCTTATGGCGTCGGCAATCAGCAATGCAACGCAAAAGATAACCGGACAGCTCGGTGGCTACGTCGTATTAAAAGGCGATGAAGGTGGCCAGCCGTATGAACTACTCGTCATGGACGCACCGTCGATAAATGACGCGGTGAACGTGTGGCGCTGGAATGTCGGCGGGCTGGGATTTTCTTCACACGGGTATAACGGACCTTACGAAACAGCCATAACGGCAGACGGTCAGATAGTCGCGGACTTCATTACGTCAGGCACGCTGGTGGCGAATATCATAAAGGCGGGAATTCTCTCGTCGCAGGACGGCTCGTCATACTGGAATTTGGAGACGGGCGAGGTGGTACTGCGGGCGTATGCGTCAACGGAATCGGTGGAGGAAACCAATTCCCGCATAGACGAAATCAACGAGCAGAAGATGTACCGCCTGATCATCTCGTCTTCCAACGGCAATATTTTCAAAAACGGCAATATCAATACGACGCTGACCGCAACCGTTTTCTCGTGGGACGAGAATATAACGGATACGCTGGATGACAATCAATTCATCTGGACGCGCGTGTCGGATGACGCGGAAGCGGACAAAGAGTGGAATGACAGCCACTACGGCGGCACAAAATCCATCGAGGTAACAAGCGACGATGTGAAGGTGCGCGCTACCTTTTTCTGCGACCTGATTGATACAACAACTCGACTCAGCTTGCTGGGTTAATAAAAAACAAGGAGAAAACAAAATGAGCAAAGCACAAGGTCAATTTACAATCATTGACTACAATGACGCCTTAACCCTCACGGGGTATATTGGCTCGAATCTGGCGAAAACCCAGATGTTTAACCCTGATAACAACACCTACACGCCGAACTGGGCAAGCACAAACCTTGTTCTCACGCCCAGTCTTTACGTTATCGGCACGACAACCGACCAGATTACCTCGGCATCGGTAACGTCGGTAAAGTGGTATCAGGGCACCTCGACTACGGCAATTACCACCGCAGGCAACTTCGCACTCAGCGGCGCGAAGAGCCATATTCTTACGGTCAAGTCGAATGTCATGGCGGGACTTCCTGGCGTGGACTTCCGCTGCGAGATTACCTACAAGGACGCATCGACCGGACTTTCCATTAAACACCCTCTCAGCATTTCGTTCAGCCGCGTTGTAAACGGCGGCGGTATCGTTGACCTTATCGTAACGACACCCAGCGGCAACGTGTTTAAGAACAGCGAGGTGGCAACGCTTACAGCGAAGGCGGAACTCTGGCGTGGATCCGTTGTGGATACAACCAACGTTTCGTATAAGTGGGCGATTATGGACTCGGCGGTAACAAGCACGACCTCGACTGGATACGACGCTTCCTTCGGTGTGGGCTGGAGAAAGCTGAGCGACACCACAGGCAAATACACAGGCACGACTTCCGCAACCATTACGGTGTACGCGGCAGCGGTTGAGAGTTACGCAGTGTTCAAATGCATTGCGACCGACTCGGACAGCGCGTCGAACACTTACAACAGCACGTTCACTGACGTGGCGACCTTCATCGATAACGCGGATCCCATTCAGGTGGTTATTACTTCCACAGGCGGCGACGTTTTCAAGAATGGTCAAGGCAGCACGACGCTCAAGGCGGTGGTGTATCAGGCAGGCGTCGAGATTGACGCGGCAGGCACCGGCACTTATTCTTGGACGAAATATAACAAGGACGGCGCAATCGATACCTCTTGGGGTACCAGCGGAAAGAAGACCGGAAAGACGCTTTCGGTTTCCAATACCGATGTTACCACGAAGGCAACATTCATGGTGGAAGTCACAATCTAAAAGGAGGTGTGACCGATGCGGGCGCAGGCACAATATACAATTCATACGCTCAATGACGTGGTAACGGGGACAACCGCACCTGCATCGCCATACAAGGGACAGCTGTGGGTGAATACAAGTTATTCACCCCCGCGGACTTTTGTGTACAGCGGATCGGCGTGGAAGGAACAGAATGGTACGGATACGCTGCGAAGCAATATATCCACGTTAACCACGAAATCCAATACGATGCAAAGCAACCTCGACGGGTTGACAAGCACAGTATCGGTACTCACGCAGACGGTGAATGAAACAACGTCCGATGTCACCACACTGACAAGTACGGTATCTACCTTGCAGCAGACGGCCACGCAGATAAGCGCATCCGTTGCGACCAAAGCAGATAAGAGCCACGGCGATAGCAGCACTTTCGGCTGGGAACTTACCGACAGCGATTTCACCATATATTCAAACGGCACAGCGGTGCTGACGGTGGATTCAGGCGGAATGACGCTTGCAGGTCATATAGACGCAACTTCGGGTACACTCTCCGAGATGCGTATCACGGGCAGGTTGTATTTCGGAGGCGACGACAGCGGTGGATATTTTATTGACCCGAATTACAACGACAATTCCTATTACATTTACCTGCCAGGACTGCGCATTGATGAAGCATCAGGTGCGGTGTTCACAGGCAAATTGAGTGCGCCGTCTGGCACGATAGGCGGTTTCACCATTGCAACTACAAAGCTGTATAAGACGAAAACCACGTACAGCAGCAGCACCGCAGGTGTGTATCTTGGCACGGACGGTATCGGTCTTGGCGCGGGAACATTCTACGTAACCAGCGCGGGCGCGATAACGGCGAAAAGCGGTACGATAGGCGCGTGGACGCTCTCCGCAAATAACCTTTCCAGCGCATCGACGACGGCTTCGTTCTATATTGATTCGGCAACGAATACGGGCAGTTATTGGCTGCGCGCATATACGATCGCAAATTCAACGTCCACGCTGCAGTTTAGCGTTTCGAAAGCAGGCGCGCTGTTTGCAAATAACGCGGATATCACAGGCGAAATAAATGCCACATCCGGAACTATGACAAATCTGGTTATTAAGGGTAGCATCTATTTCAACGACGATAAGACCTATTATATGAATCCGAACTTGAATAACGGCTCGTGGTACATATATTTGCCGAAATTCCGCGTGGATGACACCTCGGCATATTTTTCAGGAACGCTGCAAGCACCAGCTGGTACGATCGGCGGCTTCACCATAAGCACAACCAAGCTATATAAGACCAAAACGGCGTATAACAACAGTACATCAGGCGTTTACCTCGGCACCGACGGCATCGGTCTTGGCGCAGGCACATTCTACGTTACAAGCGCAGGATACCTGTACGCGACAAGCGGTAAAATCGGCGGCATGAGCTTGACGTCCAGCCAGATGTACTCGGACAACTTCATTCTCGGTACGGTATATAATTCCGAAGACTCGTCGCAATCGTTTACGACGCTGTCCTTCGGTACGACCAGCGGCACGACGTTCACAGCAACAACCGTGCTGACAAACAGCGGTTGCTTCATGCAGTCGCTATCCAGCAACCTCATATCCTGCGGCGTTATCCGCGTGCAGTCGATAAGAGCAGACTCCAGTATCAGCAGCACGACCGGATTTTATTTCGGATATTCGGGCGGCTCGACGCAGTACTACGCGGAACTGTCGTGGAGTGGACAAATCATTTACCTGAAAATTTATAACTCCAGCGGCGTACAGACCGCGCTGACGGCAGCCAAGACATTCACCGTACACTATGCGTGTATCTGGGGTGGCGATACGACGTGGAATGCGACCGTCGCAAAAGGCGCGAGCAGCACATCCGTCGACACAAACGCGTTCTGGGGTATTGACTACGCGACGTTCAACTATTCCAGTTCCAATAAGGCGCAGCACACCTATTACTTCACGGTATCGGGTACCAGCGCGTCAACCACGATTACGAGCTACGGACATATTGTGCCGTGGTCGAATAACGGCTACGATTTAGGATCGGCAGCGTATAAGTGGCGGAATATTTACGGACAGGCGGGCGTCGTCAATACGTCGGACAGGAACGAGAAAAAGAACATTCTGCCTCTTGGCGGAGTGTATGATACGATTTTCGACAGTCTCGTTCCCGTGACATTCAAATTCATTGACAATACCAGCGACAGAACGCACATCGGCCTTGTGGCGCAGGACGTCAAGGATGCGGTAATCGCGGCAGGCATTACGACAAAGGACTTCGCAGGATACTGCGAGTGGGAAAATGACGATAAAACCATCGGCTGCGGTCTTCGCTACGGTGAGTTTGTCGCCATGAACATTCACCAAATACAGATACTGAAAGCTCGCATTTCAGAGCTTGAAGAAAAGTTAAATACATTGGAGGAACAACGCAATGAAACTTAATGACATTTTAGCGGCCAGAGAGCCACTGAAAAGACTCTCGGAGAAACGCTTTGCAAGCTATAAGAAAATGCGAGAACTCGTGAAACTCCGTAAGGCAGTAGAACAGGAATTTGACTTCTACTACGCCGAGGAGAAGAAAGCGGTATCGAATTATGCAGAGCATGACGAAAATGGCGCGCCTATTTTTCTTGATGACGGCAGACTTCGCTTGAAGGACTACGCATCAAAGCAGGCATTCGAAAAGGAAATCGCAACACTGCGCGACACCGAGGTGGACGGCATTGAGCGTATTACTCTCTCGGAGGCGGACTTCCGCACTTCCGAGGATTTGCCGACACCGGACGAGATGATCGCGCTGGAGGCGTTCATCGATTTTGAAGACTAAAAGGAGGTAGGCCATGGAGATTATCAGCACGGTAGCAGGCGTCATCACCGCTTTGGGCGTGATTTTCGGTCTTGTTTTCGCCATTTACAGATGGTATCTCAAGCAGGAGAAGCAGGACAAGGACATCAAGGCAATCAAAGAGGAACAGACGCTACTCACACAGGGCGTTCTTGCATGCCTCAAGGGCTTGCAGGAGCAAGGCTGCGACGGTCCCGTCACCATCGCAATCAAACAAATCGAAATGCACCTGAACAAACAGGCGCATAAATAACAGGAGGAAAAAACTATGGAATTTTTTACTGAATTTGCAACAATCCCCGCAATCGCGGCAATCGTTTACACAATCATCGATATCGTCAAGACCGCAGTCGGTGGCGACGAAAAATTCAAGCGCTTTATTCCGCTTGTATCCTGCGCGCTCGGCGCAATCTGCGGCGCGATCGCATTCTACATCGTGCCTGGCGTCATGGAGACACAGAACGTTCTTGTTGCAATCATTCTCGGCGCAGCCAGCGGTCTTTCCGCGACAGGTACCAATCAGGCAGTCAAGCAGCTTGTCGGTAAGAGTAAGACCGAGGTGAAAACAGATGATAGCCATTAAGAAAATTTATAAGGTGTCAGAGGGAGACACGCTCTGGGGTATCGCTAAAAAGTACCTCGGGCGTGTCTCTCGCTATACAGAAATCGTGCGTCTCAATAAACTTCAGACGGCGTACCTCACCGAAGGGCAGCTTTTAGTATTGCCCGTGGCATAAGGAGGCACCCATGAAGAAACAAAAAGAAGCACGCATTGCATTCGCACAGGCCATTATCCAGTCCATGTGGGTAAAGGGTCTTATCACAACTGCAGAACGCGAGCAAATCGCTATGAAAACAGAGGAAAAATTGCGAAAAAATAATTGCTAATTCTTTGTGTTTCTTCGGTTTTGGGCTGGACTTTCTGCAATTATTCTGGTATCTTTGTCCCTGCCTTAAAAAGGCGGGGACAAAAATTTTACGCAGGTTCAAACCCAGAACTATGAAAGGAGAAAAAGCAATGAAAAAACGCGCAGTGGCATACATCAGAGTATCTACGGCAAGCTCGGCGCAGCTGCACAGCTACGAGTTCCAAGAGCAGTACTGGCAGGATCGCTTCGAAGGTGACCCGAATATCGAACTCACAGGCATATACGCGGACAGAGGCATCAGCGGCAGCAGCATACACAAACGCCCGCAATTCCTCGTAATGATGGAAGACGCGAGGCAGCATAAATTCGATGTGATATACGTCAAAAGCGTATCCCGCTTCGCCCGCAACACAGTGCAGCTGCTGGAGGCGGTGCGAGAGTTACGCGATATCGGCATCGAGGTCATATTCGAGAACGAAAACATCAGCACCTTCCAGCCGACAAGCGAGATATTCCTCACGATCGCAGCGACGGTCGCAGAAAACGACCTGCAGGTCGACTCGGATAGAATGCGCTGGTCGATACGGCACCGATACGAAAACGGCTGGATCAGCATCGGCAGCAAGATATACGGATACCGCATGACGAAGGACAATACGCTGGAGATAGTACCGGAGGAGGCAGCGGTAATACGGCGCATATACGAGATGTACGTAGGCGGCGCGGGCTGCTGCGCAATAGCGGACACGCTGAATGACGAAGGATATCGGGCATCGGGCGGTAACATATGGCAGCATCAGGTGATACTCGCAATCCTGACAAACGAAAAATACATGGGCGACGCGATGATGGGCAAATCGGTATACCACTTAGGCATCAAGCACAATAATATGGACGGCACATACGGCAAGCGGTATTACATGGAAGACACGCACGAAGGCATCGTCAGCAAAGAACTATGGTACAAAGCGCAGGAGGTCAGAGTCCAGCGGACAAACAAGAAAACGGTCGGAGTGCCGAGACCGATATACGCGCTAACTTCGCTCATCGAGTGCGGGCAGTGCGGGACACACTTCCAGCATAAAGTCAATAACAGCGGCAAAAAGTGGGCATCGGACATCTGGGTATGCGGCGCGAAGCTGCGGTACGGCGTCAAGCGCTGCGACTGCACCTCGATAAAAGACAGCGTGCTGAAGGAAAAATTCGTCGAGGCATACAACGAATTCGTAACAAAGCGGCCGCAGGGCGAGTCGGCAATCATACTGCAGCGGGCGATAGAGCGACTCAAGCGCGAGGAACGCGAACTCTCCGAACTGCGTATGCAGCGGCTCATACCAGAGAGCGCCTTCCGCGAGGAGCAAAAGCGCATCAAAGCGCAGATAGCGGGACTGAACGCGCGGTACGCAGAACAGCGGACAAAGGTAGTACGCGAAAGCGACTTCACACTCATAACGGAATACAGCGACGAAAAGGTCGAGAAATTCATAACACGCATAAAAATCCACAAAGGCGTGATAACCTTCACCTTCTACAACGGGGTGGAAATCAGCAGAAAATACAGTAACGGTCAACCTGGAAACAAGGTCGGCTGGAATAAGAAGGAGGCATAAGATGGCAACAGCAACAAGGCGCGTCGTGCGCGAGATACCGAGAGCAATGCTGCTCAATATAAACGCAGAAGAAATCATAGAAAAAACACCCGTGGCAGCATACGCCCGCGTATCGACGGAGCGCGAAGAACAGGAAGACTCCTTCGAAAGACAGGTGGCACATTACACGGCACTGATACAATCCAAGAGCGAATGGAACTTCGTCGGCATATACGCAGACCCTGGTATCACAGGAACGCGAGCAGAAAAGCGACCGGACTTCATGCGTATGATCGCGGACTGCCGCGCAGGCAAAATAAAGAAAATCCTCGTAAAATCCATCAGCCGATTTGCCAGAAACACGGTCGACGCGCTCACGTACATACGCGAACTGAAGGAACTCGGCATCGGCATATACTTCGAGAGCGAAAACATCGACACGCTCACCCCTGGCGGCGAGGTACTAATCACCATTCTGGCAGCGATGGCGGAGCAGGAATCACGTACAATGTCCAGTAATATAAAATGGGCGTATGCCAAGAAGCGGAAAAACGGCGAGGTGGTTATAAACACTGGTCTGATGCTCGGATATACGCGGGTTGGCAAAGGCGAAGACGGTCATATAATCTACGAAATCAATGAGGCGGAGGCGCAAATTGTGAGGCGCATATACCGCGAATTCGTATCGGGCATATCGATAACCCGCATATGCAGAGGTCTGGAGGCGGACGGCGTGCCGACGAAGCTCGGCAGGCAGAGGTGGCAGCACAGCGTAATCGAGAGTATCCTGACAAACGAAAAATACACGGGCGACGCGATACTCGGAAAAACCTTCAAGCCGGACGTCCTCTCGAAGCACAGAGTAAAGAACGAAGGACAGATGCCGATGTTCTATGCAGAAGGCACACACCCTGCAATCATCGAGAAAGACCTGTTCGAACTGGCAAAGGCGGAACTTGAACGCCGTAAGGAAGCAAAGAACGACGCGGTCGGCAGCAGCAAATTCACCAGCAAGTACACCTTCAGCGGTATGCTGATATGCGGAAAATGCGGAGCAAAGCTCAGACGTCATACGCGCAGAGTCGGCAGCGGCAAGGTGGTACCCGCCTTCGGATGCAGCAACAGAATCGTAAACGGCAGGAGCGAATGCGACTCGCACCACATAAATGAGGATGTCATAGAGCGCACCTACCTCGCAGCGATACGCGCAATGGCGGAGGACGCGGACGAAATCATAGACGCAATAAGCGAAGGCGCAGAGCTGGCGTTGCAGCCAGAGAACGCAGCGGCGCTGGAGCGCATCGAGTCGGAAATAATCGAACTGCAGCAGGCGGTGCTGGAACTGCATAAGGCGAAGCAGCGCATGGAGATAAGCGAAGACGAGTATAAATCAAGGATGCAAGGATGCAAGAATCACATGCAATTGCTCGAAAAGCAGCAGGCGGAATTGCGAGCGACAGACAACCGCTACGCAGAGATACGCGCATGGCTGAACACCTTCGCAGAACACACAAAGAACGCACAAACGATGGTATCGCTCGACGCGGTCATCATAAAAGCGCTTGTCGATCACATCACGATGTACGACGACTATATGGAGATAACCTTCAAATGCGGCGCGAGCATCGAACAGAAATACGAAGAATAAGAGTAGCCCTCGGCATCAGAAACGGTGTCGAGGGCATTTTTTGCGTTAAAGAAGGACAAAATCGTTCACCTTTTCAAAAGCGGGTTGAAAACTGTGCAAAAGGTATATACAAATGCGATTTTTTGTGTTATAATATAATCGCACTAAAAATCATTACTGGAGGTAGCTATATAATGACGTTAAAAGAGACTGGTTTCAGAGCTTTATATCACAATTTTTGCGCGTTCCCGCTGAATAAAAGATTTAAGGAATGCATGAAGGAATATCCTAATATCGACAAAGCCAACTGCATGCTGGTGTACGGTTATATAGATACCCAAGCGGGACTGACATTAGAGGTCTTGGCAGCAGGCGAAAAAAGCGATGACGGATATCGTTTCTTTGCTCCGTCGGATGACACACGTTTCTTTATCCGCGCGGACGCAATCGAGGATGAACAATTCGCCTACTTCAAGGATGCAGATGATTTCAAAGAAAGATATGCCAAAAAGATTGAAATGCTGAAGGGATACGACGCTGACGAGGAGGTAGAAAAATCCCGCGAAATGCGCTTCCTCGATGAGAGCAGACATCTGCATTATCCCGATGACGTGGCGGTATTCCTGACACGTGAAGGCTTGCAGCCGGAAAGATGCTGGGCGAGGATAATCGGTCTGGGCGATCACTTTATAATGGCGACGCTTCTGAACGAGCCGAACCAGAACTTCGGATATCACGCAGGCGAAAAGATTGCCTTCTTCGTACAGGAGACTGAGGACAAACACGTTATCTGTTATTCCGATATGACACCGAGCAAGAAACTCACCGCAGAAGACTTGGCTGACGGCACAATGCTCAAAGCGGCAGTCAGCGCGTTCAATGCAGAGCGTAACGAGCCGAACTTCTTCGAGGTACTGGAATTACTGCGCGATAGCTGGGTATGGATTCCTTGTAACGCGATTATGGGCGATATGGATATGGAAGCCCTGCAGAAAATGCTTGAAGAAGCAGGCGACGATCCGTCTGCAATGGTCGGAAAGACGATCACCAGCGAAGAAAGTATTCGTATGGTACCGGATATCCTGCAGAATGGTGATAATTTCTACTTCCCGATATTCTCAAGTGCTGAGGAGATGGGAGAATACGGACAGGGCTTCTCGAAAGTGGAAAAGCATTTCCTTGAAGCATTGTCGCTGGCAATAAATAACGAGAAGAACGTGGCAGGCATCGTGCTTAACGCATTCAGCGAGCCGTTCGTGCTTGACCGCGAGATATTCGATATCGTACAAAAAATGAAATCAAGAATTGAAGGTGAGGAATAATGAAGTACAAGATAGGCTTTACAGCTGCAATATCTGAAGAAGACACAATTGAATCTGCGCCCGTCATTACGGCACCGCGCAGCAACGAAGCGAAAAAGTCTGTGGTGCAAATTCATTTCCCGACGCGCAACATGACGTTAGCTTATTACAACGATAAGTTCGATTTGCGTCGTGGAGACCTCGTTTATGTTGACGGTAAGCTGGAAGGCTTGCGCGGCCGCGTTGTAGATGTGGCATACAATTTTAAGATTAAGCTGTCAAAGTATCAGCGCGTCATCGCTCTGGTGGACACCGACGTACACGGTACGTTCCATTTAGCAGGATCACATTTCGTAACATTCGACCGTGAGGCGTTGCCGCAGTGCAAGGCGCGCACATGGTTTAAGGCACCGGACGCAGAGGATGAGGAGTATGTAAGCGGCACCAGCGACGAAGGCGCATTCGCACTTGACAATCTCAAGGACATGAAGATAAGCAGCGAAATCGCAGAGCGCGGACACGAATACTACATAGAAAATCGCGTGCGCTATATCTGTATTGATGGTACAAAGGGATATGCGATCGTAGAAGGCACCGAAGCATACGAGGTAGAATTCGAATACGCAGGTGGTATGATAAGCAAGCTAATTTGCGGTTGCTTCTGCAGCTACAACTGCAAGCACGAATTCGCAGCAATGCTTCAGCTGCGCGAGACACTGGAAATTATCGAAAAGAACTATGCAGCGGAGTACGCAAAGACCGGTTACTTTGCAGCTGTGTGCAAGGGTACGTTGTTCAACTTTGCCATCGACGGTAAAGAAGCAGGCAGCATTACATTGTAAAGGAGAAAAGAAATGTCAAAGGAACATATTGAAAAAATCAAATGCCCTGAATGCGGGCAGGAATGCGAGATTACAATTTGGGATAGCTTAAACGGTGATATAGATCCCGACGCAAAGCAGCAGCTGCTTGACGGTACATTGTTCCGCTTCCATTGTGAAAAATGCGGACACCAGAGCAATCTTTCATACGATATTCTGTATCACGATATGACGAATAAGGCGATGGTATATTTCGTGCGTCCCGAGGCGGTTGAATCCACGATAGAAGAACTGATTGCAATGGAAGAAAAGCTGCCCGTAAAGATGGATGATTATAAGAAGCGTGTAGTATGCGACCAAAACGCTCTGCGCGAAAAAGCCATTATATTTAACAACGAGCTGGACGATCGCGTAATCGAAATTATTAAATTGATGTATCTGGCAAATGCAGCAAAGCAGTTCCCAGATAAAGAAATTACAGCGGTGTACGTAATGATTGATCAGGACGGAGAGATGTCGTTGCAATTTATGACAGATGAGCCGTTGAGCTGCGGCGTTCCTAACGACCTTTACGACAAAATTCGTCAGAAATTTGCAGCAAATATTGATGCAGTAGGCGACGCAGACTTTGTGGTTGATATCGAGTGGGCAAAGAAGGCGTTGAGCTAATAAACAGGAGAAAAACAATGACAGACGTATCATGGCAAGACATTATTGATAGCTACAACACAGCGCGGTTTTGTCTGTGGTGCCCTAAAGGCACAGGATATTGGTCAAGGGATGATAAAAAAGGATATTATCATCTCTGGTTTGCATACTACCACGCGGAGAACGCAAAAGAAAAGCGCCAGCTGTGGTACGGACGCATTTTGCATATGATGGCGTGGGAGTATCAGCACCATGAGCAGCTTTATACAGTGTTGAATCGCTACCTTAAACCGTGCTTGGAGGCATATAAAGCCGCTATGGATACGGATGAGAAGCCGACCGATGAGGAGTATAAGCAGGCGCAAGATTTGTATGACTATTACGCGTACAAATTTGACAACTGCTGTTCGAGCAATTATGAAAAATCCTGTACGTACATTACAGGATGGGATGATTCGTCAGATTTTCAATTCCACGACAGTAAATTTATAGCGGTTACACAGGATAAGGAAACGGCTACGCTGCGGTTAGAGTATGATGGTATCTTTGCGACTTTCGTATTCGAAGACGTGATAGAATTCACAGCGCGGTCGATAGATCCAGAGTGTACGTGGATTGAGGATTTTAATTGCTATCCAGCACGTCACGATGCAACGCAGCTGATTTTCGATATTGGCTACATAAAAATTCAATGCAAAAAGATTACTATAACATACGATAAAAAATAACAGGAGGATTTAATTGACAAAAACATTAGTTAAACTCGGCGCAATTTCTGCGCTGGTGCTTGCAGTGTGCGGCTGGAGCGCACTCGGAGCAATGTGGGAAGTCATCTGGCAGACACTGGTAGCGTTCTTCCCGTGGCTCTGGGAGTGCGTAAAGTATATGGTGGAAGAATACCTGACATCACCGTACTTTATCACAGGCGCAATTATGTTGGTGGCATCAGGATTCGGCATTTGGTTTGGAGCGCGTGGCGGCAAGGTGCTTTACCTCGTCGTTTCGTTGATCGGCACCGTCATCAGCTTGGCAAGCATGGGCGTCAGTTTCATATAAGGAGCAAAGACCATGCCAGACTTAAATGATTTTCACGCTTTCAAAAGCACCAGCGGTGGCGGAGGAAGCGGAGGCGGCGGAATGGGCTGTTCCGGCGGATTTTGGGTGGTTATAATAATAATCGCACTTCTCACGCTGCTCGGTCAGTGCAGCGGATAAAAAGGTGGTAAGTAATGAAATTTGGATTGAGAACGCCCTCGCTGAAACGCTCTTTGCGCGCAAGGACAACTGGACGGGCGAAACGCAGCATTAAGAAGGCGCTGATACCTGGATACGGTAAAAAAGGCGTTGGATGGATAAAAAGCCCGAAGAAAGCGGCGTATAACAAGGTTTACAATAAAACGTCGTTCAGCATTTGGGACATATTCAAAAAATAAATACAAAATGCAAGGTGATAAAAAAGGACTATTCAATAAGATAAGGCGGTGATGGTATGCTGGGATTAAAAACTAATGAAAGCGAAAAATTTATCAAATACTTTGAAATCGTACAAGAGACTGCCCAGCAGCAAGGCTGCGTTTATTATCTTGACGCTGGCGATGGCCGCGATTTTGAAAACGACGAATATGAAGGCGAAGATTTGATGGGGTGGTTGATTCCCGCAAATAAAAGCGCTGATTTTGAAAAAGAGTGGCACGAGGATAATGTGTCAGATGAGTGGTCGACGTATTACGCGTGGGCAGAATGGGCTACGCCAGAGCGTCCTACGGTAGAATTTAAAAAGTATGATACTATGTCGATTGACGCTTATAAGTACATAATAGCGAGGGTGCTTGAGCGCGCGTTTGAATCAATCGACGACGCTAATGAAAGCAAAGACGATTTTCAAAACGGCCGTAAGCTTGCCTATTATGAAATTGCCGATATCATAAAGAGTGAATTACTTGTTCGTGATGCGGATTTGGTAGAGTTCGGTTTGGATATAGACCTTGAAAAAGCGTTTCTGTGACGATTGCTTTGCATAAAAATAGCGAAAACACGAAAATAACCCCACGAAGTGCCATATACGGATAGAAATTATCGCAAAAATATGTTATAATAAGAGGAGCAGCAGAGATGAAAAAGCACGACTGCGATTGTATAAAGGAATTAGCAGACACCGTGTGTCTGGCTGCTCTTTTCGTTTGGCTCTTTAACAGACCGAAAAAACAAAAAGTAAAACCGCGTAAAACACGAGAAGAAAAGCTCGCTGAAGCGCAAGCAAAATACGAAGCGACAAAGGCGCGTTATCAGGAAGTACGCCGTAAAATAAAGGAGGCAAAGCATGGCACGAATTAGTAAATACGCCGCTCTAACAGCATGGCTGCAGGAGCATGGTACAGATACAGTGCATTTTACATTCGATGATCTGAATAATATTATAACGCTTCCTAATTCGGCATACGTTGATAGACCCGCATGGGCGAACTGCACGACGATTCACGTTACATCGTTTCAAAAAGGATGGCTCGACGCAGGATATGTAGTCAGCGCAATTAACCTGCAGGAAAGGTGGGTTGAATTTACGAAGCGCGGCATCACTGTTGTAACAAACAAGCAAACCGCCGCAGCGAACCGCATGCAGCACAGAACAGTGCCGAAATCTTTCGATGAGGAGCTGCTGTTAACAGTACCGCACAACCTCGTTGATTTAGAAACCGACAATTTCTTGATGGTTTGTCTCAACAAGCACAATTCGGATATCGTAGAAGCGTGCATAGCTGTAGACCCAGCGTATCAGTCAAAAGGTAAAGCCATCATGGAGCAATACTTCAATGCTGGTGATTACTCCGCAAAAGCGTATTACGATATTATAAACCGAATCGCAACGGAAAACTCTACAAGAACATCGAAAGAAACGATGACACTTCTCGCGGAATATTGCGCGGATCCCGCCAATAAATTTCTCGAAAGAATAGCGGCAGGAGACGAATACCTTGTCGATGCTCTGTTGCAGCATTTGGTTGATAATAACAGCCGCAGAGATAAGAGCTTGGCAAGCAAAATGTGCCGCTACTTAAATGAGTGGCTGTACGGCGGCTGCGCATATACAATCAACGATTCCGTGGTGCGCGCAATTATGCCGTATTATCTCGCATATTACAAAATCGACAAAAAATTGTGGTTTGGGAAAAACTTTGAAGAACTCAGCTACATAGAATTTTATACAATATTCAGCGCACTTCGTGACAAGGTCGGCGTGTTGAATAATCACGAACTTGACCATCTGATTTGGTACGCATACAAAAACGACAATATCAGGAGCGAGGTAGCAAAAGCACTCGCGACAGTGCTTTAAGGGAGGGCAACCGATATGGTGAAGAAAAAACTTATTATAGTTTACGATAAAGCCACAGAAGCGACGGCAAATTATCTTTTGCAAATGATTAGTGGCAATGATGATACAGATGGCGCGCAGACAGGCACCAAAGATGGCGAGCTGGATGCGAATATTTGGAGTGAAAAAGAATACGCAAACAACAGACCGAAACTGTCGTCTGCGCAGTACGTTCTTTTCATCGGCAACAGCCGCACTGCAAAAACGATGCGTGAAAATGTTGCAGATACCTTCTGCGAGGCAGGCATGCATTACGGCTGGCTTGGTACGCAGGCGTTTATGTACGTAGACGCAGCGTCGCTTAACAAAGATAATATGGCTCGATTCCAAGAACTCTGCGAACAATACTCAAAGCACTTTGAGAAAAAATTCGATATGCAATACAGCCCGAATGAAAAGAATTTCTTCGTTGGAATGTATAATCGCGTCGGTGATATATTCCGCAGCAAAGACGCGGAAAAGCAGCAATATACTTTGCTGGCAACAATAATGTACATGGACGGGCTGACGGCGTTCCTTGGGGAGTAAAATATGGCAGGTGTAAGAGAAGGATATGAATTCTACTTGCATCACGCACCTGGAGCAGCAGTAGCGGAACTGACTGGAATATGGGTTGACGGTATCAGCGAACAGATAGAACAGGCCATCGAGCATTTGGAAGCGTTCGAAGGCAGCGCCAAAGGCATTGATTTTTTGAGTGGCGACGTGATGGAGTTCTGGCACGCTGACACTGCAAACATAGACGCAGCGGTCAAAGGGCTGACACCCGATTTTGTTGTGCCACGTTCTACGGGCTTTGGCACACCAGACGTTGTCCGCGAATCGACAGGCGAAATGTGGCAAGTAAAATACGGTGCCACCGCAGAATTAAGCGCAAAGTATCAGGATATCACTTTCGGAGAAGCAGCGCGCAGCGGCTCGACGACTGCAGCGGAGTTGATTCGTTCTGGACAGGTCAGCGAACACGATCCTGTGTACGGAGATATGGGCGCACTTATTCCCGAAGGACAATTAGAGGAAGCTCGCAAATTTGCGTTTCAGCGAATGGCAGGTAATGCCGAGGCAAGACCGGAACTCGTTGCTCGCGACCAGCGAATGCTCGACCACGGCACAGAGCGCATAGAGACGGCTGACGGTGTACGATCGCAGGAGATGAACCGTGCCGGCTCAAAAGAGATGGCGGTCGAATTGCGTGATGGAAAGTTCAATCCAGAAAAATGGGGATTGACCACAGAACAGTGGGTGAAGCTCAAAGACGTTTTCAATAAATCAATGAAGGCGGGTATGACCGCAGCGGTTATATCGGCGGTATTAAAAGCGACACCAGAAATTATAAAAACGATACAATACTTAATCGAGACAGGCGAATTGGATATCGAGCAGGTTAAGGCAACCGGCGTAGCGGCCGTTTCAGGCGCAGCAAAGGGATTCCTTGTCGGCTCAATATCGGCAGCAGCAGTGGGATTTTGTAAATCAGGATTGCTCGGAGAAGCAGCGAAGGACTTCAATCCGCACGTGGTTGCAGCAATCGCAGTTGTCGCGGTTAATGCCATTTGCAACGCTATACAGATAGCGCGAGGCAAAAAGACAGGACGCGAATTTGCGGACGAACTTACAAGAGACGCTTTCGTTGCAGCGTGCGCATTGATAGGCGGCGGTATATCGCAGGCGTTTATCGAAATACCCGTATTCGGATATTTGGTAGGCAGTCTGGTAGGATCCGTTGTTGGCAGCGTCGCATACAGCGTTGGTAAGCAGGTTGTCATTGCATTTTGCGTTGACTCTGGCTTCACGATGTTCGGTTTGGTAGAACAGGACTACACGCTGCCAGATGAGGTGCTGAAGGAAATCGGCGTTGAGATTTTCGAATACGAGAAATTCGAATATAAGGAATTCCAGCCCGAGCAGTTTGAATTCGCGCAATTCACTCCAGAGCAATTCACACCGGAGCAGATCGAGATAACATTTCTGCGCAGAGGCGTAATCGGCGTATCGAAGGTAGGATACGTGTAAAGTGGCGACATTTTACGCATCACATCACTTTTCTTAACTCGTTTACGCACCGTTTGCGCGGTCTTTCGCAAAAAATTCCGTACACGCGAGTGTGCGGAATTTTTACTTATTACCTTTTTACTCTTC